ACGACTATTTTGGAAAAGTCAAATGCGTTGCAGTATTTAAAGAAGCATTAACAGATGCGGAACTTCAATGTTTGACTTCATAAAATAACATTGTAAAATTTTGTATTTTTGTACAAACTACAAAAATGGCAATTTTAGACAAAGCAAAATTTTTATTAATTCCGTCCGGTTACAAGTCCGCAAAAGTTTATTCAATTTTTCCAAGTTCCGGCGCATTTGACTTCACGTTTGCGCGTACCGGTGACGACGCAACGCGTCAAAATGTTAGCGGTTTAATCGAAACAAAAGGCGCCAATATACCGCGTTTGAATCATTACAATGGCGGTTGTCCGTCTTTTCTTTTAGAGGGTTCCGCGTCAAATATTCAAGTCCGATCAGAAGAATTTGACAATGCAGCGTGGACCAAAACAAACATCACCGCAACGGCGAATCAAATCACATCACCGGACAACACAACAAACGCCGACAAAGTTTTAAGAACGTCAACATCGGCGTCTTATATTCAAGACACTTCAACAAAATCGGGGGCGGCTTTGCAAATGACAACATCGGTTTTTGTTAAACAAGGTGAGGGCGATTACTTTGCTTTAAGGTCAACCGGAACTTATCCAAACCGCGTTGACGCAAAATTTCAATTTAGCACAAAAACAATTTATTCATACGCCGCAACCGGAACATTTACCGCCGGAAACACAAAAGTTGAGGAATACGGAAACGGGTGGTTTCGTTTGCAATTTGAATACACAACGGACACCGCTACAACAATTAGCGCCACCTTTTCGCCGCGATCATCGGACGGCGTTATTGACGCAACAAATTCAACATCAACGTCATTTGTTTATTTATGGGGTTGCCAGGTTGAACAATCAGTCGGCGCAAGTACATATATAAAAACCGAATCGACCGCAATCACGAGAGATTTTGACGATTGCGTCAACACGTCCACATTCACATTGGGCGCCGATGCGACGTTTTTTTATGATTTTGAAATTGACACTTACACCGACGATTTTTTGCGGTTGTTGTCCATTACAAACGCGGGATTGACAAAATATTTGCGTGTTAATTCTAAAAAAGACGGAACAAATTATTTTGGTTATGTCCGCGCAACATCAAACAATGGGACGGCAAATTCATTAATAACGTCAAGCGAAAATTTAATACCATTTTTTCAACGCAATAAATTGGCGATTCGTTTGTTTGGAAATTCTTTTAAAATATTTTTGAATGGATCACAAATAAAAGCCGGAACGGTGACGGGTGATTTTGACGTTTTAAATGGCGAAGCAATCGTTTCAGATTTTGCCGAAACCACAACAACAACCGGAATGACGCGAAAATTGTTTGCGCACGCTATATTTGACGAAACATTGACAACAAGCGAATTAACAACACTAACAACACTTTAAAATAAATAAAATGACAGTAAAAAAATACGAATTTCCAAGCGAAAAAAAAGCGGACGAATACATTAAAAAATTAGGCGTTATAAAAGACGACGAGGGCAACGAACACCCCGCGCACAAAAATTCAATTGTGAAGTTGGGTTTTATTTGCACAAAAAAAGGCGAATATAATGACGAGGGCGAACAAATACAAGCGCCGGAATTTGCGGAAAAATATTCCGTTGATGTACTTTGGCGCGATTCAATCCGTCCGGTTGATGAGGAAACAGAAATCCAGGGCGATTTGCCTTTGGATTTATGGTCCGATTATGAAATTGTTTTGGACGATGAGGGCGTTCACGCATTTATGGGCGTTAAATATATCAAATAATTAAAATAAATAATTCGTATATTTACAAAAAATTTAATAAACTTAAAAAATAAATAAATGGCAACAACGGGAGTTTTTAACGGGACAAACTTATTATTAAAAATTGAAGCGGCAACAGTCGGTCACACGACATCTTGTTCGCTTTCATTATCAATGGACACGCCGGAAGCGACAACAAAAGATTCCGCCGGATTTTCAGAATATATCGCCGGAGTTAAAGGCGGTGAAATATCATTCGAGGGCCTTGTGGCTTACGATGACGCTTCAAACGCGATTGAAATGGCCGATTTCTTATTGGCAAGAACACAATTAACTTGTGTATTTGGAACAACTGAAAGCGGGGACGCTATATATACCGCCGAAGCATTTTTGACATCTGTTGAAATGTCTGGCGAAATGGAAGCGGCCGTGACTTATTCCGGTTCGCTTACAATTACCGGCGCGATCACGAAGTCCACAAACTAAAAAATTTAAAGTTTATTATTTTCGGCCGCCGTCATTTTTTGGCGGTGGCTTTTTTATTTATTAACGACAAACAACAACAAAAATGGCAAACAAACAAAAAGGGTACATTGACATCAATGTCGGTGGCAAAAAACGGACACTTCATTTTTCAATGAATTTTTGGTCGGAGTTCACCGAACAAATGGGAATTTCACTTCAAGACATCGGAAACGTTTTTCAAAACGGTATTTCATTAAAAGGATTGCGGGCGCTTATTTATTCCGCAATATTGGCAAACGACCAGGAAAAAGGAAACGATGTTGATTACAATATTTTCACCGTTGGTGCGTGGTTGGACGATTTGGAAGCGGAAACAATCAACGACATTGTGAACGCAATGTTGCAATCCAAAATTTTGGGCAATTCATTAAACGCCGAAATGGAAAAGCCGGGAAAGGTGAAGCCGTCAAAAAAGTAAATTTTGAAACTTTAACCGATTATTATATCGGTTTGATTGGCATAAAACCAAACGATTTTTGGCGGCAAACGTGGCGTGAAAACGGATTGATCGCCGAACATTATCACAACAACATCAATTTGCAATGGGAACAAACGCGGTATTTGGCCGCGATGATTCACAACGTCCAATGCCAAAAGAAATCGCAAATGTTGAAACCGGAACAATTGTTTGAATTGCCGGTTGACAAAAAACGTCAAATTGAACGCGCCAAACCAAAATCGACACGGGAACAAATGGAAGCGTTTGAATTAAAAGCCAAACAAATGACGAACAAAAAGACGTTGAAATAAGTACAAAAAACGGCAAAAGTACCGAAAACGGACATTTGATTTAAGGCGCTTTTTAGCCGTTTTAAGCGGTTTTTATACCGCTGCGGTATATATATACCAAAAATTCGAGAACATTCAACAGTCAAAATTTACCCTCGTATAAAATTGAAAAAATTTTTTAAATTTTAATGCGTCTTTTTTTTTGTATTTTTGTCTAAAATATTCCTTTTATGGCCGAATCAAATTTAAAATTAAACATCACCGGCGATTCGTCGAAATTAAAATCCGCTTTAAGTTCCGCGAGTTCAAAATTACAATCTTTTGGTTCTAAAATGCAAAGCGTTGGCAAATCAATGTCCACACGTTTGACGTTGCCTTTGGTTGCCGCGGGTGCTGCTGCTACAAAAATGGCTTTTGATTTCGACAAGTCAATGTCACAAATTGAATCATTGGTAGGTATTGCCGGAGATAAGGTTAAGGAAATGGGCGAAGTCGCCAAAAAAATGGCCGTTGATACCGGGCGAAGTGCAAACGAGGCCGCCGAAGCGTTGTTTTTTATAACGTCAGCCGGTTTGAGGGGTGCCGACGCAACCGACACATTGAGTGCGTCATTAAGGGCCGCCGCGGTTGGATTGGGTGAAACGAAAACAATTGCCGATTTGGCAACGTCCGCAATGAACGCTTATGGCGTTGAAAACTTAAACGCAACCGGTGCAACCGATATTTTGGTCGCTGCGGTTCGCGAAGGAAAATTGGAAGCGTCGGAATTAGCCGGTGCAATGGGTGGCGTCATTCCGATCGCGTCAAATATGGGCGTCGGATTTGATGAAGTCGGCGCGGCATTGGCGGCAATGTCAAGAACCGGAACAAACGCGGCAAACGGTGCCACACAATTAACCGCAATTTTAGCGTCGATAAAAAAACCAACACAACAAAGCGCCGAAGCAATGTTGGCGTTGGGAACATCACAAGAGCAAATTTCGCAATCATTAGCCGAAAGGGGTTTAATGCCTACATTAATGGATTTGTCGGCACGTTTAGAACAAACCGGAATGGACGCCACGGCAATATTTCCAAACATTCGGGCGTTAAAAGGGGTTTTGGATTTAACCGGAAAAGGCGCCGCCGACAATGTTAAGATATTCGACGCTTTAAGCGATACAATGGGCGCAACCGACGAAGCGTTTAACAAAACATCAAAAACCGCTTCTTTTCAAGTGACGCAAGGTTTGAACGCAATGAAAACGTCGTTGTTGTCAATTGGTCAAACAATCCTGGAAATGGTCGCGCCGGCAATTCAAAAGATTGGCGCATTTATGACGAATTTGTCGGAAAAATTTAACGCATTATCGCCAACAGTTAAAAAAATGATTGTTGTATTTGGTGGCGTTGTCGCTGCATTGGGACCGGTAATTGCGATAATTGGAAGTTTATTGACAATGGCGCCGGCAATCGGTGCCGCATTGACTTTGATGACCGGGCCTATTGGTTTGGTCGTTGCTGCATTGACGGCGGTTGGCGTTGTTATTTATAAAAATTGGGCGGGTATAAAAGCCGCATTGATTAAAATTGGGAATTATTTTATTGATTTATACAATAATTCGTTGCCAATACAATTGGCCGTGGACGCAATAATTATGCAATTCAAAAATTTGGTTGCCGTTGGAAAATTTGTTTTTAAAACATTGGTCACAATTGTGACAATGACTGCAAAAAATATTGTTAGCGCATTAGAGGGTATCGGTAGTATTATAATGGGAATTTTCACATTAGATCCGGACGAAATTAAAAAAGGATTTGAAATTGCTTTTAAGGGCGTTAAAAATAATGTTTTAAACGCTTTTGATGATATAAAAACAGAGGCCAAAACATTGGGTTCAAGTGTTGTTGATAATTTCAACGAGGCATTAGAACAAAAACAAATTGCGCGAATTACCGTTCCGGTTGTTGTTGATTCAGCCGGCGGCGGTGGTGGTGAATCCGATGATTCAATGTTGGAAAATCATTTGGCCAACAATGACGCAATTGTTCAAAGTGACGTTAAAACCGCAAATAAGCGAAAAGAAGTAAAAGCCGCAAGCGTTTTAGAAATGCAAGGAATCGATTTAACGGACAAAGAACAACAAATCACAACCGACGCCGAATTTAACGCAATACAAGGCGAAACAGAAGCCGAAAATTACGAACAAAAGAAAACGCGTTTTTTAGGGTTTTTGTTGGCACAACAAGAGGCATTGGCTTTAATGCAAAACATTGGTCAACAAGTTGACGCATCATTTGGCGCCATTGGAAATTCAATCACGCAAATGTTTGGCGGCGCACAATCGGCAACGGGCGCATTCATTGGAACACTTGCAAAAGACGCTTTGAAAATTGTAGGACACAATTTAAAGGTTGCAATGTCCAACGCAATAACCGGCGCAACCGAATCGTCAAAAAGTTTTGGACCGGCGGCGGCGTTTGTTTTACCGGCATTGATAGCGGGTGCGACTGCATTGGTGACAAGTTCGTTTTCTAAATTTGCGGCCGGTGGTATTGTTAGCGGTCCCACAATGGGATTGGTTGGTGAATATCCAGGCGCGCGACAAAATCCGGAAGTCATTGCACCATTAAACAAACTGCAATCAATGATTGGTGGCGCCGGTGGTGGAAATGTAACGGTCACCGGAAACGTGAGGGTTGACGGTCAAGACTTATTGATTGCGATTGAACGCGCCAATGAAACGGCCGGACGAATATATTAAAAACAACTTATGGCATACGGCGTAAAATATAGGCTTGAATTTTCGGACGTTTTGGGTTATCCAAAAAAACT